ATGATCGTATAAGATTAACCCCCGGTACTACTACTAGTGACTCTAAAATAGAAGTATTAGGTTCAGTTTCTTGTTGGGCGGCTGGATTTGGTGGTGTTGATGGACATTCGGAAAACTGTAAAATTGATTCTAATGGAAATGGGTCGTTTACTGGTACAGTGACAGCCGGAGCGGTGTCGACTCCATATTTAACTGTTAGTGATACTGCAACTCTCAATAGTACATTAGGCGTTACCGGTGCGACGACCATCAGCAATACGCTAAATGTTACCGGTGATACGACGATTACCGGAAACTTAATATTAGGTACGACTGAGAGTCCCAATAGTACATTAAGCGTTACCGGTGCGACGACCATCGGCGATACGCTAAATGTTGCCGGCGATACGACGATTACCGGAAACTTACTATTAGGTACAGATGTGAATAAAGGAACGATTACGTACCCAACAAACATAGTGAGAACGTTCACGATCCCAGACACAGGTGAAGCCGCAAACTTTGTAATGACAGAAGGGACCCAAACGATCAATGGTGTCAAAACTTTCAGTAGTAAGATAGATGGTAACATTAACTCTGCAAATAAGGTGAATAAGGCTCTGACTGCCGGCACAGATCTGAGTTATACTACTGGTACAACCTTTGACGGGTCGACAGCCCTAACCTTAAACGTGGATTCTGCTACAGCAGCAACTGCTAGTACACTTGCCAAACGTGATGCTAACGGAGCACTAACCGCAACGGATTTCATCATTCCATCAGATGAACGGTTAAAGACAAATATTACTCATATCCCCAACGCACTCGAGAAAGTTAAACAGATTTCGGGGTGTACGTACATGATTAATGATAAACCGTCTGTAGGTGTAATTGCACAGGAAGTTCTAAAGATTCTTCCAGAAACTGTACACACGAGTGAAAATGGATACTATGCCGTTTCCTACCACGGTCTAATTGGTCTTCTCATTGAAGCCGTTAAGGAGTTATCTGAAAAGGTCAAGTAACTCATTTCTTTTTTCCCATGCTCATCAATGAACATGGCAAAAACGAATACTTTTTTACTCTAAGGTATCCATCAACGCGAGTGTCAATACACCCACGATGAAGAACATCACAACGTAGTTACATTCAGTATCTTCCACTGTCGTTGGTTTCTTCTGAGGGACCATGACCTTTTTAGGTCTGGGCGGAGGAGCGATAGGCTCCTCCTCGATTGGACAATAGCCTATCATTTATAGTATAATTATAGATTAATTTCCGTCTTCTTCTTTCTTCTCTTCTTCGAGGATCCAGAAACGTTCACCTCCTTCACTTCACCACCAGTGGATTCGCCTGAGATCGATACGATATCGGAGACGTTATCGTCATCATCGATCATCATTGGGGGATCTTCCCTGACTGTAGCCATGGGTTTGGTGTTCATAGGTGGAGGTGGGGGCATCATAATACCACCCATCAAACTGGAAATATCCACACCAGGACCCTTCATCTCGTAGGGACCATCACCGGAATCCCGAGTAGATTGTGAAGTCGTGTTCTGAACGGCTGACATCATATTTTTTACGAGGTCAGGGTTCTGCTTCAAGACATCATTCATGTTGGGAATGGCAGCCTTGAACATACTATTCGTCAAGTGGAACATCATAGCAGAACCACCCAACATCATGATCAACTTCACCTCAGGGGCGACGTTCACCTTATTCCTATATTTCACATAGAGTTCCTCAAAAACCGTATCGTAATCGTCGACACCCTCCATCACGGATTCGGACCAACCTTCTAACTGAACCTCGAAGGGATTGTATCTCTTATTCAAAAACTCTAGACCGGTGACACATGCGACAAGCATACGTCTCGAAAAACGAACAGATTGATCTACTTCGATACCATACGTAATACGTTTCACTTCTGTTCTAATTTCGTCGATACTGGAATACATGTTCAGGCGTTTGTTGGTGTTCACACCCTTCTTTTCCAGGCGTGCAAGTTTATTGAGAAGATCCGCCTTCTCTTCGTCGACTGAGCTATAACCCTTGGAGGGTTCTTCTTCGTTGAATGTTCCACCACCTACACCTACATCAACATCTTCATCCTGGAAGTCATCATACTCACCATAATCAATTTCATCAGCGGGAGGTCTAGGAGGGGCTGACTGTTTGTTGGGGTTCACAAATGCATCAATTTCTTCCTGGTGTTGAACAGGGGGTCGCGGTGCATGCATGGGTCGTGGTCTGGGTTTTGGGCGAGAAGGTGGGGCAATATGAATCTCATCCATCAATGCCTGTTCATTCTCATCAAGTTTAAGGATCTCTGTATCACCTCGATCGAGGATAATCTCTTCGTCCATCTACTCTTTATAATGAAACTAAAGTAGTATCTTTAACGCACTTGATTAAAAAAATGTTACTTAGTAGTAAATGAAGTTCAACCGTAATACCATACTGGTTATCCTCAGCATCGTTGCCATTGGATTTTTGATCCGCCGTACCGCACTCAGTTGCTACCAGCCAAGACCCATCGAAGTGGAACCCATAAATGAGGATTCTCTCTTCGATCTCGAATATAAACTCGAATGTGCCCCAGGTCACACCAAGAATGGTAGCACATACACAAAGTCTATGACACCCGGTGGTCTGTGTAAGTCCGAGCAACTCGTTCGCGATCAGGCCAATTATGCCATCGTAGGTGGGATCGGCGGATCTTTAATCTGAGCGTATTGTAAATGACTACAGTTACTGCCATGCGTCCGGATATTCCCGATTTCGACTACGAGTATCACACTATTACTGTCGATACAGTCGGTCAATCGAGTGCCAACACGTTCACGGCGTACCTCAATACACCCCTTCATAACGTCGTCCAGGCTCGGTTGTTAGGTGCTCGGATTAAAACAATCCATTCCACTGAACACTTCTATGTTTCGATCGAAGAACTCGATAGTAATTTTGCTGACAGAGCGACAAAGGATCCACCCCTCTCTACTTCTTCGCAACCAGGTCTTTCTATTTTGAGAAACTCCTTCGCGAGTATTGTGAGTAGCTCTTCGGCGACGAGTGGTGATCAAGTACTCGCCTTCAAAGACAATTACTTGGTTGCTCAACAATATTTGTACCCTCTCCCCACACTCGACCGTCTCACGTTCCGTATCCTCGATGAAGATGGGACAACGGTCACTAATCCCAGTTCCGCAGGTAATAACTTTTTTGTCATTCGCTTCGTATGCAAAAAGTCGAACTTAAAATAAACTTTCCTTATTATAACTATGTCATCCGGTATAGTGAAGCTCATTGCAATCGGTGCTCAAGATGAACATATAATGGGAAAGCCTGAAATATCTTTTTTCAGTTCGACGTTTAAAAGACATTCCAACTTTTCACAGACCGTCGAAAAACAAACGATACAGGGTGCTGTGAATGGTAATTCTATGTCAACCATCCGCTTCGAGAAGACCGGTGATCTTCTCGGATATACCTATTTCACCATAGACGATAATAACGCAGCCTTGGATCACCCGGATTGGACCAAACTCATCGACTACGTCGAACTTTTGATCGGTGGTCAGGTTATTGATACTCAGGATTCTATCTTTACGGAGAAGATTGCTATTGATACTTTCGCCAACAACGTTTCCAAGAGTTCTAACGGGACACACCCGGGTGTCAGTGCCCGGTCGTATTTCTATCCTCTCCGTTTCTTCTTCTGTGAAAGTCCACAGAACGCGTTACCCCTCGTCGCATTGAATTACCACAATGTAGAGATTCGTATTCATTGGGGTGCGGAAGCGAGTAACTATCAATGGTCTGCCTATAGTAACTATTACTATCTGGATAACGAAGAACGAGGTGGATTCGCCGCGCGTGAACATGACATGCTCATCTTCCAAGTTCAGAAAAATATCCCAAGCAACGAAAAGGTCCAGGATCTTCATTTCAATCACCCCGTCAAGTATATCGCGAGTTCAAATACGAGTAGTTATAGTGCGTTGACAGCGTACGACAATAAGGTCAAGGTCACAATCAATGGTGTTGATATCGATGGCTTCAAGTGGGCCCGTCCACACTTCATCGAAGTCATGAACTACTATCACACTAACTTTGTTACGTCTCCCGACTTTTTCCTCTTTTGTTTCTGTCTCACTACGAGTTTGACACAACCAACTGGTACGTTAAATTTCAGTCGACTCGATAGTGCAAAAATATTCAGTGATCGTTTACCCATCAAGGATCCTATATATGCCGTCAACTACAATATACTGAAGATTTCAAATGGTGTCGCCGGTCTTCTCTATGCCAATTAAAATACCATGCTATAGTAAATGGTGAAGAACTCGAGCACTATTGATCGGGGGACCAAGGTCCGTCTGGGGCGTTGGCATAATGATGATCAGGCCGACAATACCATCGTGATTAATGCGTCGGATACGCCGATTATCGTCGATACACCGAATGCTCTCTATATGAAACCAATTCGATCAGATGGCACGGATAACACACTCATCACCGGGTACAGAGTGGACACACACGAGATTGTGAATGTCGGTCTGACACGAGAACAGATTCGACCACGAGACATTGACTATTACGCGAACATTGGGAATACATTCACGAGTACCATTAAGTTTGAGGGTGACACGTCACTCACTACTGAAGGAATGATTGGTATAGCTAATACTGCACCCATACACACTCTTGATGTGGGTACAAAATTTTATGTAGATGAGAATGGTGCGAATGTTCTCACCGTTTTGGGGGACACCTATGTACAAAATAATGTCGTCATCGGAGGGAACCTTGATGTAAAGGGGACACTCACATCCATAAATACAGAAAATACAACAATAAAGGATGCCATCATCGAGATTGGGAAAGGGAATGTCTCATCCGATATGGGTATCATCATGGACCGTCCGGGAACTAACATCGGGTTAGGGTACAGAGAGGGTGTGGATGAATTCGTCATCGCATACACCGATAGTAGTTCGACAAGTTCTACCATCGTCCCTTCTTCTGAACTCATCGATGCTCGTATCCATGGACATCTTCACGTGACTTCGAATTTGACGATAGATACGGATACCCTTCATGTTGATGCGGTGCGAGACCGTGTCGGTATCAACACATTAAACCCACAAACTGATTTTGATGTTGTTGGTAAAGTTGCGATATCTTCCAATCTTTCGGTTGATACGAATACTTTACATGTAGATGCCACGACGGCTCGTGTAGGTATTAACACGTTGACTCCTTCAACGGACTTTCATGTTCAAGGTGAAACATATGTATCCGGAAATGTGACTGTTGATACCGATACGTTCCATGTGGATACAGTCAATGATCGAGTGGGCATCAATACATTGACCCCAACTACAGACTTCCACGTTCAAGGAGATACGTATGTTTCCGGTAATGTTGACGTCGATACGGATTTAACTACCACTGGAAATGTTACTGTCCAATCAGAACTCAACGTCACGGGAAATGCCTATGTATCTTCGAATGTTGTGGTCACCGGTAGTGTTGATGTTCAATCAGAACTTAATGTCACCGGGAATGCCTACGTATCTTCGAATGCTATAGTCACTGGAAATGTTGATGTCCAAACAAATCTTAACGTCGCGGTGGATGCTATAGTGACCGGTAATGTTGATGTCCAATCAGAACTTAATGTGACCGGGAATGCCTATATATCTTCGAATGCTATAGTGACTGGTAATGTTGATGTTCAATCTGAACTTAATGTCACCGGGAATGCCTATATATTATCGGATGCTATAGTCACTGGAAATGTTGATGTCCA